ATTAACTCTTGAACAGTAAACCAACCATTTTCTACATCTAATACTTTTTCTATTTGTCCGGAAGTTGTTATTTTTCCTCCGTTTTGTTCTATCTCTTGCCAGTTTATTAATCGCATATTTGCATATCTTAAAAATGTTTGACTTTTAATAGAATTTACTGTTATTTCGTTTTCTCCCTTATATGTAACTCCTATTGCTAAATTAGTAAACGTAGAATCCATTGTTAAAACAAATAAAGCTCCTGTACTATCATCTGTCGCAATATCTTTCATATTAAGTCCATCTTGAATTTCTCCATCTACATTAAAACCACACTCCACATATGCTTTAGAAGAATCATTATATATTATCTCCAAATTTGTACACGTTGTAGTCTGATTCACTGCTAATGCTCCAACAATTCTTTCAGCTGCACCTAGACTTATATCTATTGGATTTTCAAAATCTACTCTATCTCCATTTTTTAAAGTTACATTAAATTGCTGTATATTATCATAAAATATTCTAGCATTTTTTATATTTATAATATTTGCATAATTTAAATTCTCTACAGTTGGAGATATGCTCAAAAAACCATTTATTTGTTGCTTATAGTTATTTATATTGATAGTTTTTTTAGGTACGTTGTTAAATAAATAATTAATATCATCTATTTCTATTTCCTTAAATTCGTTTATATTCCAATATAAAGAATACTTTTTAGAAAGATAGTTAAGTACCTCTTCTACAGTTTTACTTATTAATTTTAGTGTTACAGATTTATCCTCTATATTTAATGTCTTTAGCACAAATCCATCTTGATAAAGTGGCATTAATACTTGCGTAATAATTTCACTAAGCATTGCTGTTCTCATAATTGTTACTGTTCTAATTGTTGTCATTTGTCTTGGAGTATATAAGCTTAAATTAAGCTCTTTCTCTGGAGTAATTATTTTCTTAAGCTCTGGTAATTTATAATCAGATACAAAACCAGTAAATTTTAGCTTTCCATCTTTATCTATAATTTCTACTTCTTGCTGTGCATAAGGTAAATCTTCCATAGTACATTTAGAAAAGTCTAGCTTAAGGTCTGTATATGTAACCTCTCTACTAGACTTTTTTATCTCTATACTATCAATTATTCTATAATCTTTATTATTCCACCTTGCTATCATTTAATAAGCACCTGCCCTTCTTAAAGTTTTGGTTACAGCAGGTGTTACTGCTCTACCAACCTTATCGCTATCAAGATAAATATTGCTAGGATTCATTACTATATTTGCTGTTAGTAGCTTGTTATTAGTTGCTGTTGTACTTAAATTAGCACTTAATTTTTGTGTTTCAAAATCTACTGCAGACTGCATATCTTTATAGACTTTTCCTAAATTATCATCAAATCCTTCTCCTAGTCCTAATGCTAAATATTTACCAATTTTATCACTAAATAACTTTGATGGAGAATGTATTCCAAAAAAATCTTTTATTCCATTAAAAATAGAGTTACACCAACCAGTAATTTTATTCCAGAGCCAACTAGCCATTTGTGAAATACCATTCCATATGCCACTTACTATGTTCTTTCCTATATCAACCACCATTTCAGGCAATTTTCTTAAAGCTTGTAATACAGATGTTATTAATTCTGGAATTTTTCCAACTAATGTAGGAATTGCTTTTACCAAGCCTAATGCTAATTTAACAACTAGTTCCATTCCCATTTCTACTAATTTAGGTAAATTTTCTATTATTGCATTAAGTAATTTATCTATTATTATTGGAATTTTGTCTATGAGCTGTGGAATTGCAACTATTAGCCCCTCTGCTAATCCCATAAGCAATTGCATACCTGCTTCTATAATTAAATCTATATTATTTATCAAAGTTTCAACTATAGTTGTTATAGTATTTACTACTTGAGGAATTAATGCAGGTAAAGCTTGGCCTATACCTATTACTAATTGCATCAGTAATTGTATACCCATATCCAAAAGCTGTGGTAACATACTTAATAAAGTAGTAACTAGCTGATTTATAATTTGTATTGCCCCTTGTGCTAAAGCTGGCAAATTCTGTTGCATTCCTGTTAGTAATGAATTTACTACACTAATTCCTGTTTCTACAAGTGATGGCAATATTTCACTTATTAATGCTGGTATTTCTGCTGCTATGCTAGGAAATAAATCTCTTACTAAAGCACTTACTCCTATCAATGCTGACTTTACAACTGGGAGCATATTATCCATTGCTGTTGAAACAGTTTCTACAAGATTATTAATTAATTTCTCCCAGTCAGCATCAGAAGAAGATATTCCAACCAATAAGTTCTCCCAAGCTCCTTTTACAGATATAAGCGAACCTTGAATTGCCGTACTTGCTTCTTTTGATGTTGTTCCTGCAATTCCCATGCTTTCTTGCATAACGTGTATTGCTTGTGTTACATCTGCGAAACTACTTATATCATATTTTATTCCACTTATTTTGCTAGCATCTTCAAGAAGTCTTTCCATTTCTTCTTTAGTACCACCATAACCTAATTTAAGGTTATCTAGCATTGTATAGTTTTGTTTAGCAAAGCCTTGATAAGCGTTTTGTATAAGTTCCATAGATGTTCCCATCTTATTAGCATTATCAGACATATCAATAACTGCTTGATTAGCATAATCTGCTGCTTTTTCTGTATCCCCACCTAGACTTTGTAATAAACTAGCACTAAAAGAAGTAACTGTAGACATATATTCATTTGCACTCATTCCTGCTGTTTTATATGCTTCATCTGCATAGGATTGTAATTTTTGACTACTATTTTTAAATAAAGTATCAACTCCACCAACCAGTTGTTCATATTCTGCATATGCATTTACTGAAGCTGTAACTAGGCCGCCTATAGCCGTTGCTGCTGCTCCTACTGCTACAGATACACCTTTCATTGCAGTTCCTGCAATACTTCCAAGTTTGCCTAATCCGCTTTGAACTTTTCCGCTTATTCCTTTAATATCTTTATCTAGGCCTTTAGTATCTCCATTAAATTCTATAGTAACTGAGCCGTCTGCCATTTTTTATTCCTTTCTGTCAGGCTCATAGGCTCAATTTAAAGACTTATTTTCTATTAATTTTTATTTCTATTTCTTTTTTACATTTCTTACATAAAAAAAAGACGCTTTTTGAAATTGCGTCTTTATCTTCATATCTTACTAACTTTTTCTTACAATATGGACATATATACCATTTTTTCATTAATGTTTTGCTTCTTTCTTGTTTTTCTTAAATAAATTGATTAACTTTTTTATTATATTAATTAATCCTATAAAAATGTATTTATAACAATAATATAATAATTGACATATTCCAACTACACAAAACAATGGTAATGCTATAAAAATATTGTATACCAAATTATTTGACCTCTTAAAAACATCAAAAGTACTTATAGAAGTTTTATGATATACTTTATTATAAACTGCTTTTTTAGGGTTATTAATAAACCCCATTCCCTTTTTACCATATAAAGGATTTGCTGCTTTCTTTACCATTCTTTTTGCTCTTCCTGTAGTTCTTGCCTTTATACTGTTTTTTATGTTAGGTTTTCTAATTCCAAATTTCATAATATTACTCCTTTTTTCAGAAGTATATTACAAATTTATTTATTTTTCAACATTTTATGAGAAAGCTTCTCCAATATCATATTCTTTTTCCTCTTCTGTTCGCATATCTGGTAATGCATATAATCTTTTCATTTTTTTATAAAATTTCTTCATTTCTTTATCTTTAATCGTATTTAACTCTATTGCTCTATATTTCATTATTTTAGAAAACATAACATCTTCATTTAAATTAACGAATAAAGCTTTAAATTTCCACCAATGCAAATATTGTATGCTATTTAAATCAATTTTATATTGCTGCATAAAAGCACTATATATATATTCTGCATCAAATTCATAGCTATAAATTTGCTTTTTATTATTGTTCTTTGCTGTTCTATTTGTATTTTCTTTTTTATCTCCACCAGAATAAAACCAAACTACTTCTTCTAAAGCTTTTTTTATATCTGTTATTTGCTCTGGTCTGTAATAATATAAGTTTAAAATCATTCTAATTTTTTTATCATCTTTTATTGCCCTATCTTGCATTAGTAGTTCAAATTTTATGCTTTCTCTAAAATCTGTTCTTATTCTTATTCCACTATCTGTATGCTGTGGTAATTGATTAATTAATAGATTACAATACATTATTTTCTTCCTTTATTATATTTATTGTATCTTCTTGTTTCTCTGTTAGGCATATATTTAGCCCTGTTTTCTAAAGTATCATATAAATTTTGTGTATCTTTTGTCGTTGCAATTTTGGCATTAATTATATCTGTGAATACTTCCATATGATCTTGTAAATCTTTCTTGCCTTTAAATATTTTTTCTGATATTCCTTCTCCAAAAACTTCATCAAAAAATTCATCTATAATTTTACATTCTTCTCTAATAGTTTCTGATAAACTTTTTTCTTCTTTATCTTTTAATTCAGATTTTTCTTTAACTTTTTTGGCTGCATTTTCTAATCTTTCCATGCAATCTGCGTCTGTAAAGCTAAAGTCAACTTCAATATCTTTTAATTTCATTTTTCCCTCCAAATTATTTAAGAGGCTTATTGCTAAGCCCCTGCTAATGTTATTTCTTTTAATACAGCTTTATTTGTTACTGTAACTGCTACATCATCTTGTGTTGTATAACCTTCTTTTTCTACAGTTATATTGCTGTATGAATTAGCATCTAAAATTACAACTACAATTCCTGTTGCATCTGTTAAATAAGATACTCCCTCTATAGTAATCTTAGCATTTTCAACAGGTGCTCCTGAACTATCTTTAACTACAAAAGTTACTGGATATTCTGCTACTTCTTCTTTTGGTGTAAATGTTGCCTTCATTCCATCTGCACTTACTACTGCTTTTCCTACAGTCATAGTACTATTTTTCTTAAATGCCCCTGCATAAGTATAAGCCTCTGTAGCATCTCCATCAGTATCTGGAACTGTAGAATATGTTCTTAATCTTGCTTTATATCCATCATCAATTGGTTTTGTGAAGTCAACTTGTAATATTTTTACAAGTGCATCTGCTCCTTTCTTTTCGTCATCTGCTATATCTGCTAATTTGTCATGCACTAGATTTCCTTCGTGTTGGTCGAAATTGTAAGATATTTCTTCACTATATCCTGTTACATCAGTTGTTTCTCCATCTTCGTCAACATAAGTACGTGAATATTCTACAGGATTTTTAGATTTAGAGATTTCTGTAAATTTAGTCATTCTTAAGAAATTAGCTATAGTAGTTGTAGAAACATCCATAAAAGCAACTTTTCTATTTCTAGTTACTAATTTTTCCATATATATTTTCCTCCTTATATAAAAAAATAGAAGACTTTTAAAAGTCTTCTTCATAAGCTACCTGCATAGGTATTACATATATTGCTGTTGTTTCTGTTGTCTGTAATATTGTTCCTCTGCCTAAACATTTAATCCAAACAGCTCCATCTATCTTTGGTAAATTTTCATTTTTGTTTTGTTCATATATCCAATCAGTAAAATCATCACAAAATTTTGAGTTCTTTATATTTTCAAGGGCACTGAAATTGGCTTGTACCGAAAAATCAAATTGTATTTGTAATCTTCTACCTCCATCAGAAAAATTCTGTAGAACTGGATCTATTGGTGTTTCATCTATACTATAAGACAAAGGTTTATTTTTTATATAATCTACATTTACTTTGCCTTTATTTAGATATGGACAAGATTCTATAAATTCTTTTATTAATTCCATTTTTGATTTATCTGCCATTTTTATCCTCCTGATTTTATATAGTTCTCTACGTCTTTAATTAAATCATTCTTTCTACGTTGCATCATAAGCTTATCCCATTTAGGACCTGTACCAGAAGTATGATATTTTAAATCTTTACCAACATAATGTTTCTTTTCTCCTTTTTTTGCCCAAGAAGAACCATTTTCAGCAAGCATTAACAAGCCTGTATACTGATAATGTGCATATGGGCTAATATATTTTATCTCATTTGCTTTAGGATAAGCTTTTAATTTTGCTAATTGTCCTCCTGAACCTCCTGGAATAAATGGCATCATTAAAGCATCTGCTCTAGTTGTAGCATATCTTATTACTCTACCACTCTCATCAAGCCCATGGTCTTTCAATATTTGACTTGTTTTATTTATTTTCACTTTTACTTTAAAGCCACTACTAGCCATTATTCACTTACTCCTATTTTATAATGTTGCAAATTTCCCTTTCGATTATTATCAACACTAACTACTTTAAAGACTTGATATTTTTGTTGCAGTGCAGATAAATTGAACTCATCATCTATAATTCCTTCGACAACAAAATCATCTGTAGAAATATTAAGCTTTTCTGTAGTAGGTATTGTAATAGATCCTGTACTTCCTTCTTGAAGTCCTTTATCAACTAAGTTAGTCTTTTTATTATGTCTAAAATATACTTTATCATAATGTTGTATTGTAAAGTTTTCATCATCTTCTGTATGATAAACTGTTATTTGATGTATAAAAAATCTATCATTCATTTAACGCACCCCACAGTACAAAAGTGGATTGCCATCTGTTCCAATAACGTTCCAAAGATATTGATTTAATAATTTTTGCTTTTTATTTTCATAATCTGTTTTGACTTCTTCTGGTGTAGAATAGCTTTCACTCCAACCTTCTATATTCTGCGATTTAAGATTTCCTATTTCAGATAATTTTATATTTTCTTCAGTTATTAAATTAATAATTAAGCAAGTAACATATTGCACTTGCTCTGGAATATCGTCTTTATCAACTCTTCCAAAAGTTTTGTGATTAATATAATTACTTGCTTCTATACTTAAATTATTAAAATCATCTGGTATGTCTTTTGCTTGTAGAATATTTCTATATTCATTTTCAGTAACATATTGTAACATACCTATCCTCCTATTCTGCAAATGTTGCATTTGCAAAATTTAATTTAACAACACTTGTTCCATCTACTAAAACTTCCCAAGTATCTGTTTTTTCTGTTCTAAAAATAATATCTTTATCGAATGGTATATCTTTCTTTGTTTCTGTTTCATTTTTCTTAAATGTCATTTTAGAACCTGTTACAGTTAGAGAAAATGGAAAATAATGTCCACTTTGTTCTTCTTCTACTGAGCTAAAATCTGTAAATCCTTCTACTTTTTTCAAAGTGGCTTTTACATTTCCATTCTTATCTACTGTTGCACCAGGTCCTATCATGTCAGATATTTTTTTATTTAGCCAAGTTTCGTTTTGTTCTGGCACTTTTAGATTTGTTGCTAAACTGATTTTTTTTTTAAGTTAATAACAACATTTTCTGTTTTCGCACTATCTTCAACTTCGACAGCACCAATAACGTCTCTTTTCATATCTTCCGCTGTAACTCTATATAATCCTGTTGAATTTTTATTTGCTTTGAATACAGCATTTCCAGAAGTATTTGTTTTCTTAATTTGTCCATTAAATTGTACTTTTGCTCCTTCTATATTTGCTGCTTCACCATCTTTAACATTAATTGTTACATCTACTCTACCTTCAGAATATGAACCAGGTAATATAACAGCAAATGGAAATCTTACTGATTCATCTGGTTGTAATGAATTTATTGGGTTTGGTATTTCCCAACCAATTCTCATTGTTACTCTTAAAGCAACCATATCATCTTGTGCTAAGTTATATAAAATGTCTCCTGTTGCTGGATCTTGAATTACAGCTTGATCTAATACTTTAAAAGTAATGTCTTGTCTAATTGCATAAACTGCTTGTGAGAAATCTCCTACAATCATTTGTGCTAACGATTTATCCCAAGCTCCATTATCAACATATGCTTTATTTAATTCATCGATTTCTGTTCCTTTAATTGGTTGTCCGTTGTTATCTAACATTGTTCTAAATGCTGATTTTACATTCATACCACCAACTATACTATTTGGATTATATCCACTTTCTTCTACGTATGACATAGCTTTATCTATAGAAAGATATAATGTATCTAAAGGTGTTACAGATGCTCCTGCATTTAATGTAGATGTTAATATATCAGCTCTAAATCCTGTTGGCTTATCTACCCCTGTAAATACAGCTTGATCAAATTTTTTTCCCATAGCCTCTTCTACTCTTGGTCTTACTTCTCCCCAAATATCATAATCGGCATCATCTAATACATTCTCTGGAATAGGTACTATAACAGCCATTTCTTCAGCCGTAATATACTTTTTATCCCAAGCCATCTTTGTTAATTGTTTTCTAGCATTATCGCTTCCTTGCCAATACACTAGTGGTAGTGCATCTAAGACTCTCATTTTTACTTTATTAGAAGTCATATTAGGTAGTCTTCTAAACATTTGCATTGCTCTTGATTGTTTTATAGCTCCTTGTATAATTTCTTGAGCTACTTGTTCATCAATCAATGTTTCTGCATTACTTCTTGATATCATTTGTCCCATGATAAAATTCCTCCTTTAATATAAAAAAATAAAAAGATTAGTATATTAACTAATCTCTTGCAGAACGTATTAAATCGTTCATAATTTTATTTGTTTCATTTTCGTTATTTAATTCTCTTCCATCTAGTTTTAAACTAGACCCCACTTTTCTTTTAATTACTGCAGTTTCTGAATTAAATTGTGGATTTTTTGCTTTATAAGCTTTTAATGCAGTATCAAAATCAAGTGTATCACTTACTTGACCTAATACTTCACTTGCAACAAATTTAGCAAATTCGGGTTTTATTCCTGCTTTAACTACTTTTGTTGTTGCATCTAACATAGAATATTTAGAGTTAAGCTCTTCATATTTAGATTTATAGTCATCTCTTTCGGATGTGATGTTCTTAAGTTTTGCATTAATTCCATCATCTCCCTGAATAGATGCTTCTAAATCCTCGTACTTTTTCTTGTAATCTAAATTTTTAGCTTTTTTTAAGTCATCATCATATTTACTTTTAGCAATATATCCTCCTGCAGAAAGATTAGCTAATTTCATTCCTTTTTCTTCAATAGCTTTCGAAAAATCATCATATGATAATGAATTTTCACCAAATAAATTTTTTAATTCTTCATCCATATTTTATTCCTTTCTACGCTGATTTTTTTAAATGATAGTTCACTCTATCGACTGCGTGCTTGCATTTATATCTCGACAAGCTAGAGTTATTTTTGGTTTCTTTAAAGCTCTAACCATAAAAAGAATTGGCGCAAACTAATGGATTCGAACCACTACAAACAGTTTTGGAGACTGTTGTGCTACCGTTACACTAAATTTGCATAAAAATAAGAGCTATTTCTAGCTCTTTATTAAAAACATATTTTTTACCGTTAAATTTCTTTTTCAAATTCTAGTATTTTGTCTTGTATACTTTCATATTCTATTGCTTTTTCTGTCATATCTCCACTCTCATTTAAATTCTCTTGCATTACGCTATCTAATCTTTCTATAATATCTCCTGTTTCGTCTATTGTATAATTACCATCTTTTATTTTTATTCCTACCTTATTTAATAGCTCTATTTCTTTTTGTTTTAATCTATTCTTCAATTCCATATTTTTTCTTTTCCCTTCTACTTGTCTGTCTTACTGTTGCAAGTTTTCCTGTTTCTGGATTAACTGCTATTGTTATATTTTTTCCATGCACATAAAAACTCTTTCTACCTTTTGAATCTTCTTTAATTGTACCATATCCTATTGGATTTTTCAATGTGTCTTGTACATCTTCAAATGTTACATTTCTAGCATAAGTCCTTGATATTATATGTTCTCCAATTTCTGTTATTTTTACTCCATTTACTTTACTTCCTATAATATCACTATTATTATACTTGTTAGCTATTTTAGTTACATTAGCTATTTGTGTACTAATATTTTTATCCTGATTTCCCATGTATAATCTACTATTATCTTTAACTAATGATGTTTGTTTTATAAAATCATCTAACTCATTTTGATGTGTTTTATAAATTAATGAACGTTTTGCAAAATTAGTTTTTGTTTCTAAAATAAGTTTATTATCATTCATATTAGATTTCAGAATGCCTTGTAATCCTGCTAATTGTTTTTTATCATTTCTAATTTGTCTTTCCATTCTTCTTTGAATTTGCGTTGCTTCGTATTTGCTTATCTTTTTTCCATTATATTCTACTTTTTCATTTTTCCAAGCATTTAATTGTTTCTGTGAATATGTCCTAGCAGAGCCTTCTAAATATGGATGCCAATCATGTCTGCAATTTACTCCTTTAAAGCCTGTTACTTCTCCATAAGCAATATCTCGCAAATTTAAATATCCTTTTTTTCCACTTCTACTAACTATTTTTCCTTGCCATCTTGCATGTTCTGGTCTTGCTCCACTATGTGCTGTAATTTCCATTAAATCCCAACCTAGTTCATCTGCTCGTAACTCTTGTAATTTACCACAATTTTGATTAATAGCTGTAATTACATTCATTCTTACAGCACTCTCTACACTTCTTCTAGCTCCACTTGGATATTGTATAATTGCTCCTTGTTTACTTATATTCTTAATTTCATCTAAAATAGCTTGTGTATAGCTTTTAACTCCTGTACTAGTAAACATATATGCACTATTTATAGCATTATAAAATTGTGTTTGCGCTGTATTTGCTGTAGTCATACATAAATTTTGCAAATTACCTGATGTTCTTTGTATAGCTGCATTCATTATTTGTTTTATACTTTCGCTTTGAGCTAAAGGTTTAGGATCTAATCCTGCTTCTTTATATATTTCGTCATCATAACTTAATGATGTTTCAGAGGCTTCTGTAAATATTCTATTTACTTCTTCATAACTTGTATTGTTATATTCTGCTACTAGTTCTACTATGTCTTGATATAAAATTCCCATTTCTTGAGCAATTTTTATATCATTTAAAACTACTGTATTGGCATAGCCAAAGTTTGCTATTCTCATTGCTATTTCTTCTATTATGTCTAGTTCCAAATTTGCATATAATTGATTTGCTTGTTTTTCTATTTTTATAAAGTCCTGTTCAGTTAACATAGTACTTTTTTCCTTTTCTTTCTCTTGCTTTCCATTCAAAAGTAGGAACTACTATTTGTATTTTAGTTATCCAAGAAATAACACACAAAATCTTTGCTCTTATAGTTATATTTTTCTTAATAGCTTTTTTTATGTTAAATCTTCTATCCATTTTAAGCATTTATTCTTCCTCCCCATCATTATTGTTTGGAATAAATCCAAATGCTTCTTGATTACTCATTTTTTCTTGCTGTATTTTTTCTAATTCTTTTTTTACTTGTTGCTCATTTAAGTTTCTATAATTAATCATATAAGATTCTTTGCTTCTTAAGTTTTGAGATACTTCTTGCATTGCCCTTACTTTCTCTGCTCCTCTATCTTCTATTATGCTATCATCGAAATCTATTGTTACAACACTCGCATCTATATTGACATTTCCAAAAACAGTAGAAGCATAAGCAATTGCTTTTATAATAGTAATTAAACTATCTTCTAGCATTTGCTCATGCTTCTTTATTGTTCTGAACATATCTGAATTTTCTGATATAACTCCCGTGGCTGTTTGTATTGCTTGTCCATCAAATTTATATCTTTCTTGTCCAAATCCAACCTTACTTGATAATATGTTTAATTGATAATTTACTGTACTAATAAATTGATCTGCCCTTAAATTTGCATCATCATGTTCTATCATTGAATCTTTATTAAAACCTTTAGGCATACGATAAACAGAAATATCGTTAGGATCAAATACCATTTTGCCTTCTCCATCATCATAAGTCATCATTTCTTCTGCTATAAATGTTCTTCTTCTGCCTATTGTCACTTCATTATCTAATCCATCATATGCATTGTCTAAACACTTTAATGTATCTATTGCATTAGCATAAACAGACAAACCGAATGGCGTTTCACTATCTATATTATTACAAATATTTGGCTTAATAATAGAAAACCATGGAATATTACTCTGTGTATCAAATTCTTCTAAAAATCCTTCTTTTTCTTCGTTATTTGCTTCTACAAAAGAACTATATTTACCTTTAAACATATAGTTCTTTATTACATAATTTCCTTTATCATTTAAAACATGCATTGCTATATAAATATATGTTTGTCCTTTTTTATGTTTGGTTGTTACAAAAGCACATTCTATTATCTTTCCGTTTTCCCATGTTAGAGGTATTATTTTTTTACATTCTACAAATTCTAATTTTATTTTTGCATTTGTTACATCTAATATATTCTCTTCTTGTTCTATGTCCTGTACTGAAACTACTAATGCTCCTGTACCAATAGCAAATGATTTTTCTAAACCTTGATTTATAATTACTTCCGCATTGTTTTGTCTTAATATATCATTTAATGCCTTTGTATCTTCATCTTTTTGTAAATTTATAGACACTTTTTCATTGAAAAGTAAATCTGCCCAATCTTCTGCAACTTTTTTAGCCCCTTGCAAAGACTTTTTTTCCATTTTTACTTTTCTTTGACCATTATAAATATAGTAATTATGGAATCTTCGTACTTTGCCTCTATACCAACTTGACCAAATATCTATATATTTTTCCCAATTTAACTTTTCTGATATGTCATATCCTTCATTACTAAAAAATTGTTGTAAGTTCATCTTTTATCTCCTGCTATTAATTAAATTTTCATAAAAACTATTTATTGAATATTCAAATGCGTCCAAACTGTCTATGTCTGTTGTTCCATCGTCTAATCTTTCATCTGGTTTATTATCATTCCACAAAGCATCTTGAAAAGCTTTTGTTATTATCGTATTTTTTCTTAATATAAAGAATCTTCTTTGTGCCATTAATGTGCTACTTAAAAATATTCTGTCATTTATTAACCCTTTACTACAATCTACTACTTGCACTGGTAATCTCTCCTTTTGACATCTTCTGATTAATCCTAAAGTTATTACATTTCCTAATGCTCCATAATCACAAAAAGCGTACTGACATTTATCATATTTGCCGTACACTCTTTTATAAAACTCTATAAACTTTTCATATATTTGCTCTGGATCATAAACTCCAGATAAATCCATTTCATCTAGAACGTAAACATTTCTAAAATTATATGTAATGCCACTTGCTACAAATTTTATTTTAGACTTTCCAGCACCATAGTCTACCCCTATTGTTACTATTGCTAGTTGCTCTTTTACATTATCTACTAGAAAGTCCTTTGTTTTATCAGCAAATAACATATATATTGTTCCTTCTGCTGCCTTCCAATCTCCTAATATATATCTATCAAAAAATACTGTTCCTCTATATTCTGTTTCTAACGCTTGTAAGACTTCTTTTGCTAAAAATGGATTGTCATATAAAGTATATTTTTGTTGATAAATATCCGCATCGCTATCTAAAAATTTCTTAAACCAATGTGAAGGTCCTTCTGGATTGCAAGTTCCGTCAAATTTACTGTATGGTTTGTCTAACCTAGATTTAAGCATTTGGAAAACGCCTTCATCCCAAGTCGCAACCTCATCTCCATAGCAATATTTAAAACTTGGCCCTCTTATTTTATTTATATGCTTTTTGTTGTCTGCTCCTAAACAGTAACATTTTTCTCCAAACAAATAAGCTGTATTATCAGCTTTTATTTCAGAAACTAATTCTGTTCCCCATATGTCTTGTAATGGCTCTATTACATTTCTTTGCAAAGTTCCTTTAGTATTTCCTAATATTACAGTTAGTCCTGGTTTTCCTATTCCATTTCTTATTCTTTTAGGTATTACATAATAATCTAAATATGTTTTTCCACTTCTTGTAGCTCCATATTTTATATTCCATCTTCTGTTGGCATTGTCTAAAAATTCTCTTTGCTTTTCTGAAAACATTAAACAACACCACCTAATCCTTTTAGTACTTTATCTAATTTGTCTAACGTTTCTTTGTTAGCTTCTTTATCATTTCCAATTATTTCGTTTAAATCCTTTAAAGCAGATGCAAGCATCTTTAATCCTTGTCTATCAATCATTCCTTTCATAGTCTCTATTTCTTCATTTTCAATAATTTCTTCCTCGCTAGGTTTGTTTGCTTTATAATCGTATTTTACTTTTTTTGTTTTCTTTTTGTTTTTCACTAGGTAAGTTTCTAATTGACTATTCGCTTTTATAATATTAAGTGCTAAATCATTTGCAATTGATTTTATATCTACTATTTGTTGTGCTTCTTTTTCTGCTTCTTTTTCTATTACTTTTTCTATTGTTTTTGATGTTTTTTTGATGTCTTTTTGATGCTTTTTGATGTTCCATTCTTTTGTTTGTGTGTTTGTAGTTTTATTTCTTGATATTCCTTTTTCTTTTAAAAAAGCATTTACTGATTTATAATTTCCTGAAATATATTCCTTTTCTAACTGCTTCCAGTCATATTTTGCCATCAACTCCCACCTGCTTTATTCACTGTTTCTATCATACTCTATACATTTACAATTAATACAATTAGCTTGCCCGTCTATTGTTACTACTACACTACATTCTTTATAGTTTTTATCTTTGTAATGTATACAATTAGGACATATTTCTTTTTCATACTTTTTAATTATTTCATTTGTATCCATAATTGTTCTCCTTACACAATAGAATGCATTGTTTTATGATTCTTTAAGAAATCTTTTGCACTCCAATACGTTAATCCTTTTTGTTTAGCTGTCTTTATATAATTTAATGCACTTTCTTTAGTCCATTTTGTTGCCATATTAATCTCTCCTTATATACGCAAAAAGAGTAGATATTTAAAAACATCTACTCTCAATAAATTATAGGGTCAAACAGTATTAGATATTTATTATCTAACTTATTTGCTATTATATATATATCAAACTTTTTTGGTGTCATAAAAGGGTAAAAAGGTGTCTTTTTTTAAAGTTCTGCATATTTTTTTATAGATTTTTTAATTAATTTTTTTGTATACCTGTAATCTCTATCTAATTCTACAGAAACTTCTTCAACCTTCATTCCTTTTACAAATCTTAATTCTAAAATATTTCTATAAGGTTGCTCTACTTTATTTATCTTTTTTGTTATTCTTATTAAATTCTCTTCTTCATCTTCCATTATCTTTATATGATCTCTTATTAAATCTAATAATATTGCTATGTTTTTACTCATTTTGTCATGGTCTGGTGTACCTTTTGGCATATCCGATAAAATAGAAGTAATCTTTGTAAGTTTTGTTTTCTGTTCTTCTATTTGCTCTAATTTTCTTTCTTCAAGTTTCTTACTATGTAAATAAGAATATAATTCTTTCTTGGCATCTTGTTCTATCATTTGTACCTCCTCTACTTATAGCAATTTTTTAACTTGTTAAAACTTTCTTCTGTTTTAATCCTAATTCTTGTTACTTCTGCTTTGTCATATCCTATTATTAATCTATCTTCCATAATTCCTCCTAATATGTAACTCTTATCACATAAGCTCGTCCACACTCATCATTTCTGTTAATTAATAACCTTAAATCTTTCATTTTATCTATTGCTGCAGCATCTATCATTATTCCTGCTTTTAAATTTCCTACATGATTAGTTACAGCAAATTTTATTATATTCTCAAGTGTTTTATTGTCTATTTTGGAGTCAAGTTTTTCTCTTAATCTACTATTAGATAATTTATATGTTTCTAATTCATCTTGCAATCTTTTAATCTCTTTGTTACTTCTTTTAACTTTACCTTTTACGCTCATCTTCCACTTTCCTTTCGAAATATTGTTTTATACAATTTCTTTTGCAGTTTCCTAAACAACTATCAAAATTTAATACTTGATTACACAAAGCATGCTTTTTTGAAAAATATCTACAACAGTCGTTCTCCCAAATAAAGTCATATACTCTATTCAATACCTCATTTTTTTGCTCTATCTCGGCATCTTTTTCTTTTAGCATATTTAATACTGTTTCTATTGCTTCAAAATCTGTATTAAAAACCTCTCCTGTTGCTCTATAACCTTTTTCATCATCTTTTTTGTATATAAATAATAAATATTTAATTCTTTCTATTGCTTCCTCTTTAGTCACCTATTTGCTCCTTTCATAAAATACACAAAATATTGTTAAGATTCCTAGTCCTATAATTATTCCTGCTACAACATTTGGTAAGAAAATACATAATAATATTTCTAATATTATAAAAACTATCGCTATAATCGTCTTTAATAATGCTTTTAATATTCTTTTCATCTACTCACCTTCTCCTCTTTATTAAATATATAATTGCTATAATAATTTCTATTGGGCTTATTAAAATATCGAAACATAATATAAGTAAAGAAGGAATTATTGCAATTATATATATTAAACTACGTGCAAAGAAATATAATAAACCATCTCCATATAACTCCCCTGGAATATCATCTATAATAGCTAAATATGTCCATATTGCTAACATTTTTATTTCTCCTCTTCTATAAAATTTAATTTAACATCATTCAATTTAATTAAGTTCTTTGTTTCTGTTCTTAATTTTTCATACTTTTCTTTGCTTATAGTTAGTGACTTTACATTATGTACTATAAGCTGTTCTATCTTTTTATCTTCCGTCATTGCCTCTTCTCTCCTTTAATTTTCAACTATTGTTTCATCGACATAGCAATTTACCATAAACATGGGTGTATATCTAATTTTATATTTATTTTTTCCATTCTTGTCTTTACCTTTATATTCAAATTTATGTAATCTTCCTATATCAAACTCTTTAAATAAATCTTTTATTACATTTATAATCTCTTCTTCTGTCATTGCTTGTCCTCCCTCCAAAAACTTAATACACTTGCTATTTCAAAAATTCCACTTGCTATAAACCAATTTACTTCTCCTGTACTTATTCCAATAAATAATAATATAATTGCAATGAATCCTTGTAACATTTAATCACCTAACTTTCTAAATTGTATTTTTTGATGTTATCCTTAGATTTTTATAATAATTATTTCTTATATTTCCATCTATGTGCGATACTCTTTCATCTTTGTTTATTTCTCTTATAAATAAAATTCCAACTAACCTAGATATCGTAAATATATATCCTTTTGAATCTTTCCATAATACAACTTGATTTCCATATCGACTTACTCTTAATTGTTTTAGTTTTTTTGTCGTTGTATTTCTTATTCTTCCATAATTACTACATTCATAATTAAAGTTAGGTATAATTTTCCATGTTTCATTTTTTGGAGTTTTGTTATAATCAAAATTAAAATTATATTTTATTACATCATATTTTGGAAATTTAGATAAAGCATAAATTATTAAATCTGTTACATTCATTATTTATCCTTCACCATTTCTTTTAAATTAAACAATATATCTCCACTTACTTTATAAACACTCCAAGGTTCAATATCACTTATATGTAATTTATCTAATATTTCTTTTACTCTTTGTTTTGGTATGCTGTTATAAAAATAATCTCTTAACTCTTCTTTTGTTGTTTTTAAATTACCTTCTGCCATAAAACATCTTTCTTCCAGCTTAATGTTCTCCTTTTTTAAATTGTGTATTGTATTTTTTGCTGATACGCTAATCTTTACTTCTAATAATTCTTCATTTTCTTTTTCTAAATACTTTATTTTCTTTTTATCTTCTTCTCTTTCTGCTAATACATTTTTATATTCATTTATTAATTTATCTAAATATTTCTTTTCTACTAATCGCATTTTTATTCCGTTTTCAAACGTAATTTCATAATTTCTACAAAAGTTTAGTATGTCTTCTATTGTTTCTGTCCCATTATTGAATCGCTCGCTTACTTCCTTTAAATCCTCTTCTATATCCATCCTAATTCCTCACATTTCTTATTTATTGCTTTAAGCGCTTGCACTTCTATTGGTCCTCTAATGTTTATTTCTTTATACTTGTTTTCAAATTCTATTGTTGTTCCAAAATCATGTTCATAATAATTATTAAATGTTTTCTTGTATCCTAATTCTTCAAACATCTTATCAGCTTCACTCATTCTTTATTTATCTCCTCTCTTTCGTTTAATTTTATACTTGAATAATATTCGTTATAAAGTTGAATCCAATCATCTAAATCCATTGTAACTTTCCACTTTTCTCCATTCTTTCTGTGGAATACTGCTGGAATTTGATTATCTTTTGCATCTCTTTTAGATTGTTTTAATGCTTCATCTATATTTAATTTTTCAACTCTTTTACACTCTATATGTATGTAATCTAAACCAACTACATCTTCTCCTTCTAATCCACTAAATTGCTGTCCTCGTCTGCATTTATACCCATACTCTTTTAACTTGTTTGCTAACTCTCTTTCTCCTTTTGCTCCTTTAGCTCTACTGTTTATTGCCATTTTTCTTTAGCTCCTCTCTCCATTTAGTTTGCCAATCTTTTATTCCTGCTACAAAACCTTTGCATCTCTGCCTAGGTGTAAAGTTATCTAACTCTTCTGCATTACAACCTAGACAGTAATAGCAAAGATATTTCTTATCTATTTGTTTCATTTTTATTCCTCGTCAATTAACTTCCAAAATTTCTCTGCTCCATAGTCATTTATTAAAATTTCCCTTAATTTTTCTAATTCTATTTCTTCTAAGTCTTGTATCCTATGTTGCTCACAAAATTTGTTTGTTCCGAAAGAACAAGCTCCTGTGATGGCTCTGTATTGACTTCTTGTAACTTTTCCATTTTTCTTTATTTCTCTTACTATTTCATTTGTATCTATATTATCTAGTTTTTTTAATGTTAAGTCTTCTACAGCTTCCCTTAATGTATATCCATGTGCTGTTAGTTCATCTTCTTTTGCTATATATATTTCCTTTATTTCTTCAGGACTTTTTATATAAATATCATCTATATCTATTGATTTAATTATAGTTATATTATCTCTTTTCTTTTCTGTTAATTTTATTGTTAATATTCCATCTAAATCTATAACTGGATAAAATTCTTTTTGCCATAAAATGTAATATGTATCTTCTTTAAGTACTTTTCCTCTAAAGTCTTTATAGTCTTTGTTTCCTATTTGTGCAGTTTTTGCAAATATCGGAATCCTATTTCCATTTTTGTTTTTTTTATATTCTGCTAATGCTATCCATGTTCCATTTACAGCTTTTATAATCCCTTTATATCCACAATCAAAACATAATGAGTTTTTACCACTAATAACATTTTGTGCATAGTCTCCACTACTTGCATTTCGTGCATTGTATCCACTACTTGCATTTTGTGCATAGTCTCCACTACTTGCATTTCGTGCATTGTATCCACTACTTGCATTTCGTGCATAGTCTCCACTACTTGCATTTTGTGCATAGTCTCCACTACTTGCATTTCGTGCATTGTATCCACTACTTGCATTTCGTGCATAGT